AATGCAGATAATGTTTCGATAACAACAGATCCAACAACAGTATATATTACTGAAAAAGATTTAAGCGAATTAAAAGAAATTGTTGTTGCACCGAATGCAGGAGCACACAACGCAATTTATAGAGGTAAAGATATAACAGAATTATTTTATGATGGAACTTTAACAAAGCAAATTGCTGCAGGAACATTTGATGATATTTTTGTTGGAGATTACATTATAGGTAAATCAAGTGGAAGGAAGTATTTAGTAGCTGACCTTAATTATAGATTACATTGTGGAGATACTGAATGTACTACACCACATATGTTAATGATACCTGAAAAAACAATGGGAAATGCACAAATGAATGCAAATAATGATACAACAGGTGGTTATACAGGAAGTGCAATGTACACTACTAATTTAGCAACATACAAAACTATAATTCAAAATGATTTTGAAACAGGTCATATTTTAGCACATAGAAATGTTTTAACAAATGCAGTTTCAAATGGTTTTTCAAGTGGATGGGCTTGGTTTGATTCTACTATTGAACTTATGAATGAATGTATGGTTTATGGACATAATGCATGGGGAGCACACCACGGATATGAAACAGGAATTGATAAGTCTCAATTATCATTATTCAAACATAGACCTGATTTAATACTAGCAAGAAATGATAGTAATAGTAGACAATGGTACTGGTTAAGAGATGTGGCTTCTGCTGCGTACTTCGCTCTTGTCAACCACTACGGTTCTGCGGGCACCATCAACGCTTCGAACTCTTGCGGCGTGCGTCCGGCTTTCCTAATCTACTAATCAGGCATCAGACAGGGCTTTATGCCCTGTCATATAAAATAGTGATTGTTTAATGGAGTTAAATTTTTCAAAATAAAGTGATATTATTATCATAAAATTTTGAAAAGGAGTAAAATAGTATTATTAGCAATGTCAGATATAAAAAAGAGTGAAAGAACTGAATCTAAATTAGAAGTAATACACAATGCATATTTAATAAGAACAGCAATTACAAAAATAGCTGAAAACAATTTTTATATAAGTGAAAGCAAGATTGAAAAGATGATAGCTGAAAAAATAAAAATGTTTCCTGAAGATGATCAAGAGAGAATAAAAGAAAGGACTCGTCAATATTTTAGACATCAATTAACTAGGATAACAAATAGAACTCTTGATTTTGCGTGTGAAATTAGTGAGCATTTAAGAAGAGCAAACACGATATTTCCAACATATATGTCCGAATTTGAAGAAAGAAGACTTGAAATGGGAAAAGCAATGGAAGCTTGTAATGCGTTACAAGATGAATTGCAATATGCAGGGGAATGTTTATATGCAGATTTAAATAAATATACAAATTTAGCTTTAGAAATTCAAAAAGAATTTAACATGATAAAATCACTCCGACAAGCTGACAATAGATTTCTTAAGAATATTAAGAAATAACAATTAGTGGGTAATCTTTATATGTGGCTTCTGCTGCGTACTTCGCTAATGTCAACAACAACGGTAATGCGAACAACAACAACGCTTCGAACTCTAACGGCGTGCGTCCTGATTTCACAACCTATACGTTTTTTTGGTGGGCTAGATTCCATCGTATAGTATTGGGAAAAGGAAAGGAAAGATTATCCCTTCAATTTGTGAAAATTGATAAATGCTAATCACTATGTGTTTGGTTACGACCAGTAATACTATAAAAGTGATTTTTTATGAATATATTTTATGATGCTAATGCTATATATGAAGCAGGAACAAAAGCAATTCAAGGAGCACCTTTTAAATATCAATCACAATTATTTGAAGTAAATCATTTATTAGAAACTGCACAATTACAAAAAGCTTTTATAGAAAGAAAATATAAACCTACTAAAGGAAGAAAATTTATAATAAATGAAAGAGGGAAAATAAGAAATATAACAACCAATAATATGATTGATAAGACAGTAAATCATTTGCTTTGCGATAATGTTTTGACTCCTGCTATTACTCCTTATTTAATATATGATAATAGTGCTAGTCAGAAAAATAAAGGTGTAGCATTTCATAGAAAAAGATTTGAAGTACACCTAAATAGATATTATAGAAAATATAAAAGCAATGAGGGATACATACTGTTAATTGATTTTAGCGGATATTATGCAAGTATTCCTCATAATTTATGCTTAAAAAACATACAATCATTTTTAAATAAAAAAGTAGATCCAGGAGAAGTGCAAATTTCTTTATGGATATTAAAAAATATATTTGATGTTTTTAATATAGAAAATAAAAACGGAAAAGGTGTTGATATAGGAAGTCAACCATCTCAAAATATAGGCATTTCTTATCCATCAAGAATTGATAATTATATCAAAATAGTAAAAGGCTGTAAGTATTATGGAAGATATACTGATGATAGTTATGTAATACATAAAGATAAAGAGTTTTTGAAAGAATTGTTGAAAGAAGTAAAAAATATTGCAAACGAACTAGGTTTAATAATAAACGATAAAAAAACAAGAATAGTTAAATTATCTCAACAATTTAAGGTTTTACAATTAAATTATCAATTAACAGAAACAGGAAGAATAATAAGAAAAATAAACCCTAAAGCTATAACTAGGGAAAGAAGAAAATTAAAGGCATATAAAAGGTTATTAGACAAAGAACGATTAAAATATGAAGAAATAGAAAATATTTTTAAAAGTTGGATGTCAGGTAATTATAAAAATATGTCAATGCAACAAATAACAAATATGTCTCAATTATATTATGATTTATTTAAGGAGGTACCGAAATGGAAAAATCATGGAAAATTACGTTGGCTGATGGAACACAACTTAAAGACTTAAAGCAAAATGGAAATAATTTTGTATCAGAAACTGAAATTACAGCAAATATATTTAATGGTAATTTATCAAAAGTTGTAATTGAAGGAATAGAAGATGGACAAGAAATCAAAAAAGAATATGAACATATGGAATTAGTCCAAATAGTACATTATGAAGATGGATATTATTTCATTTTAAGAGAATTATCAAAAGATGAATTAGAAAGAATCAAAACTCAAGCTGATATAGAGTATCTTGCAATGATGTCAGACATTGATTTAGAGGAGGGAGAAGCATGAGTAAAAATTTTGAAAAAGTAAGAAGATATTATGCTAATGGAATATGGAACAAAACAAGAGTATATAACGCAGTTGGAAAATGGATTACTGAAGAAGAATACAAAGAAATTACTGGAGAAGAATATAGCGAAAACGCCTAAAATTATATAGGGCGTTATTTTTTTACTTTAAAAGAAAGTGAGGAATAATGTTGTGGAAAATATATTACAAATAGTCATTAATTATTTAGTCCCTTTAATTTTAGGTGCAATTATAGGAGTAATATCAACAGGGCTTAAGAAAAACAGAAAAAAAGACAAAGCAATAGAAGAAGGAGTACAAGCATTATTAAGAAATGAACTTGTGCGAAGATATAGGGAATATGAAATAAAAGGCGAACTATCTATCCTGGATAAAGAAAATATAGAAGCAATGTTTAAGCAATATGAAAATCTAGGTGGAAATGGTACAGTCAAACACTTAATGGAAGAATTATTAAATCTTCCAACAAAAGTAATAAAAAGTTAAGAAAGGAGGAAAGCGATATGGTAATAACATTAGAAACAATCATTCCAGTAATAACAGTAGTCATTTCATACATTTTTGGAATATTGGCTAAAAAGTTTAACTGGTATGAAAGCAAGTATATTCCAGTACAAAATGGAATAATAGGAATTTTATCTGCAGTTGTATATTACATAGCTGTTCCTGAAAGTAACTTTGTTGTCGTATTGTTTACAGCTTTATCAGGTTTTGCTGCAGGTGGAATTTATGATGCAAGTAAAACAAAATAATACCGTAAAAAAATTACGGCATTTAAAAAATACTGGAAGAAAATCAAAAAATCTTCCAGTATTTATTTTATTAAAGAAAGGATGATTTTTCATGGAAGAAAAAGAAATTGTTTTATCTGAAGAAATGGAAAAAGAATTTACAAATGGGAAAGGAGAGGAAGAATAATGAGTAATTCAAGTTTAGTAAATATAAAAGTACCTGCACATTCTAATAACTATACTGTTGGAAGAAGTGGAAGAAAAATTGAAAAAATTGCAATACATCATATGGCAGGAATATTAACTGCAAAACAATGTGGTGGTATATTTCAAAATGGAAGCAGAAAAGCTTCTAGTAATTATGGTATAGGAAAAGATGCTGAAGTAGGTTTATATGTAGATGAAGAAAATACATCTTATTGTAATTCTAATTGGGATTCAAATTGTAAATCAGTAACTATTGAAACATCAAACAGTTCATTAGGAGGAGATTATCCTGTTTCTGATCCTGTTTTAAATAAACTTATAGAATTAGTTGCAGATATTGCAAAAAGAAATAATCTAGGTAAACTTGTAAAAGGTCAAAATTTAGTATGGCATAGAATGTATGCTGCTACAACTTGTCCTGGTGATTATCTATTATCTAAAATGGATTATATTGCAGAACAAGCAAATAAAATAAATGGACAATCAACTTCTACTCCACAAACCACAAGCAGAAAATCAAACGAAGAAATTGCAAATGAAGTAATCGGTGGAAAATGGGGAAATGGTGATGCTAGAAAAACAGCTTTAACAAATGCAGGATATGATTTTAGTGCTATTCAAAGTATAGTAAATGAAAAATTGACTGGTAAAAAAACAGAAAGTAAACCAAAATTAAAGTCTGTAGATGAAGTTGCTAGAGAAGTTATTGCAGGACAATGGGGAAATGGACAAGATAGATTCAATAAATTAGCTGCAGCAGGATATGATGGTAACGCTGTACAAAATAGAGTAAATGAAATTCTAGGTGCATCTTCAAAACCTGTTTCAAATAAAAAATCAAATGAAACTATTGCAAACGAAGTAATAGCAGGTAAGTGGGGAAATGGCGCAGACAGAAAAAACAAATTAACTGCAGCAGGATATGATTACAATGCAATTCAAAAAATTGTTAATGCAAAGCTAAAATAACAGGTATATAACTTGTTGGATAAAAAATTAAAACCGCTTAAATCGAAACCTCAAGGCTTGATTTTTAGCGGTTTTTTTATTTTTTCTTTATTATTGTATATTTTTCAAATTTTGTTGTATCATATATAATATATCAAATGCTTCTTTGCAGGTAGTATTATCTAAATCAATATTTTGTATTTTTTTAATAATGCTATCATAAGAAATATTTTGATTTGAAGGTGTTAGATTATTTATTACCTCAAATTTTAAGTCGTTATCTTCTAATAAATGTGTATATTTTTCTAATTTGGCGATTGGAAATCCACATTTTATTATTTCAGGACTTAAATCGGTTAATTTTAATCCGATCTTATTTGAGACTATTCTAGCATCTTCATTTAATATATTATAGAAAATACCTACTTTAAAAATATAAATTTTGTCAGAATCCTTTTTCTTTAATTCTTCATATTGTTTTAAAAGTTTACTCATTTTTTTCTTTTTCCTTTCTTTCTAACGATAATATCTCCAATTTCACAATTAAGTACATCACACATCTTTTCTAAAGTATCAAATCGAATACCAGTAGTTTGATTATCCATCATATGTGAAAGTGATTGATAACCGCTCTCCATTTTCTTTACAAACCAATATTTCGATTTCTTTTGTTCTTTTAATATTTCTTTTACTCGTATATGAATCAT